AGCGTCAATTCCACTGGTTAATGTTATACCATCACCAATTGTCGATGTACTAGTAGCTGTTATGATATAGGTAGTGGTATTTGTTGATGTAAAATGTTGAATATATACAGTATCTGAATAGGGAATAGTCTGTTGAATTCCTTGATCTATTACCTTAGTAGCTTCGTCTGCATAAAACGCAGGACCTGTTCCTAACGTGCCTCTTCTTAGATATGTTAAAACATTACCATCTTTTTCATTGTATTCGATTCTTTCTCTGTCAATGAGCACAACACCCGGTATATTTCTTTGAGCATTAAATGGGGATAGCCTGCCATCCCCATCGTGAACTACTATTTTATTATCGGTATATTTTAAAGGTTCGGTCAAAAAGGTAGTATGATAGGCCGATAATCTTTTGTAATGCGATCTGTCAAAAAAGTCATTGAAAACTCTAAACCCTAAAATTCTACCAGTATATTCTGGCATCAGAATTGATGTAATCAATAGTGTACTATTAAGGTCGGCTACCACTAACCACTCGTCTAACTGTATTGTTCTTTGATCTTCTAATATTTCAAAATCATAACGATGAACTAAGGGAACTCCGTTAAGATATACCCAAACATAATTGTCATTGATTACAGGTCTTTGAAGTGTAAATCGTTTGATGGGAGTATATGAAAATTTTTCAGTTTGCATAAACATAGCATCGTGATTATTAAATGTAGTGACTTTAATTGTGGTATTAGACACAGGTGTTACAAACTGTAAAATATTTCCACTGATCACATATTCGTAATCTTCTAATCTAGCAATAGAAATATAAGTTCCATTAGGAAACAGACCAGTGGTCAATATTATGTTATTATTAGGCAGGTCAAATGTAAAATCAAATCCCGACGACAACCGAATTCCATTTGCATAGACCATAATTTGGCCAGCTAGATAATAGCTAGGAGGATGACTCACTTTATTATCAATTGCAAAAACAGTTTGATTATTAGCAATAAAATAGTTACTAACAGGTGGTGGTGATTTTCTTGTGCGAACAGTTCCAGATGAACCAAACCCGGTTTCAACTATGGCTTTGTCACTAAACGGTTCCCAATCTCCCGGAGGATGTGTTAAGACAAAGGTAGATGTTGGAGATATCGCAGAAAAATATTCTTCATTCATCCTATTGAATTTTATATAGGGAGTATCAAAGAACCATGCTTCTATAGTGTTGGAATCATAAGGTAAATTATATAACCAAACACTAGCTCTTTTATTATCTGTAAAATCAGGTTGTATCATGTAACCATAGTTAGATGTTGTAGTTACTTGACTGACTTCTTGTCCATTAACTAACACATACACTGCTCTAACATCCGCATAACTCAATAAACTATCTACAACACCGGTGGATGTGTTAACCACAGATACTACATTGCTATCAACTAGCCCACTTCCTCCAATTCTCACTATTGTGTATCCTCCACGCCCGGAAACAGCCTGGGGAGGAAGAATTAGCTGATCACCTTCTATAAAAAATTGATTGCCTGTCAGTGACCCTAAAGATGTAGATCTTTGAAATATTGTGTTGCCGTAATAGACCATAATACCTGCATCAGCTTCTGGCAAAGTAGAAAGATATGCAGATGTCGTAGTTCCTGCTGTTACTGGAAATGAGCCAGTTATTATTGTGCCGTATGATTGGCTGTCTTTGGTATATACATTTATGCCAAGACTATCTAAAGTATGACCGGGAACAAATTCTTCAGGAGCATAACTGACATTAGGCGACATAAAAGCATCACCATCTATGATCAAATCCTCCGGAGCATATCCTAAGGCTCCAATTAAGTTTCCAGAATTGTCCCAATTTCCACCTGATATAGCAGTATCTAGTCCGGCAGCGTCAAAATCATATTTCCAAAATTCAACCGCAGGATCGCCATAGATAGTAGCTGTGATGGCGTAACATACGGAAGTGTCTGTTACATTTTTGATGTTTATAGTTGCTCGGCCCACTGAATCTGCTATTAACTCATAGTAGGAAGTAACAGTAGAAGTAGCTGTAGTAAGTATGACATTATTGACTATGACTATAGCCTTAGTGACGTCCGTAAAAGGACTATCTGTAATTAACGTTACAGATTGTGCTGTAGATATATTGTCAATAGTATTCATATTAGATTATGCGTAAGAATTATTGGAGTACATGTAGCATTGATAAGAGCCAGATGCTAATATAACTCCGGTCGTCGTATTCGAAACTTCTATAGTTAAATTACATAGAGCAGAAGAATCATCCCCCGACGAAGGATCATATATTCCATATAAACGCCATCCTGATTTTCCAAACCCATTAACATAATTAGTTGCGGTAGTTATAGTTACCCAACTACCTTGCACCGAACTATAACCATAAATAGCAAAATAGCTGTTATCAAGTGCGGTGGCAAATCCTGGCCCTGTAAATGCAGCATCACCTAACCAAGCGGTTAATGGATCGACTCTAGCCCTTACATAATATCCGGTACTGCTGACCGGGGTACCTCCAATTAACGGTTCTGTAGCCCATCTTTGATTGCTAGCAGGAGCTGGATATACATCAATTCCAGAACCTGCTTGACTCGATAGTGAACTAATATCAAAATTGAATCCGCCAGCAGAAGTTATCTGCACCATAGTGTATGAAGGTTTTGATCTACCATTGAGAGAGGTTATGCTAGATCCAGGTTGTCCAAAGTTTGAAACAACTGATATACCGGCACCTGCAGGATTTGTGTTACTGAAAAGAAGAAAAACAGCACCATCACCACCACCTTGAGGCAAATGTATATCTAAATTATCACCAAAATTACTGTCATGGCTATTGCCGCCAGTACCTGTGGTAATTCCTGAAATAGCCCCACCGTATGCGGCCCTATAACTGTTTCTTTCAAAGGTAGGCCTAGTTACATCCTCGCCCTTGGCTCCATTTTGTGAAAGACCTGTACCGGAAGTAGACCCCCCTGCCCCACCTGTGATGTTATATTGTGCATCACTGGTATTACCACTACCGCCGCCGCCGCCAGTAGCAAATGATGAATAATAATAACCCGAAGTAGTCCAAAAAACAAAGGAGGTACCGCCGGTTCCTCCGGCCTTAGTACCTGTCCTGGTTTTGCCTTCTATTCCAGGATAATCGTAACCATTAAAACTTACACTAGCAGGTAGACCTCCTGCTCCGACAACAATCTCTAGACTTCCTGTGTTGTTGAAATCTAAATAACTAACGGTGTAGGCACCGGAACCACCGCCGCCACCTGCCCAATTATCGCCCCCACCATCATTACCGCCCCCTCCTCCACCGGCTCCAATTATTGTTGCAGTAGCATATCGATAAGGTGGTACAAGATAGTAGGTACCCGGGACTGTGTAAGAATAAAATGTAGAAGTTGTAGGAGATACTAAATTTGTAGATGTTGTCACAATATCAGTTACAGTGATAGTAGCCGAAGTACCACTCGAACCATTAATAACTATAGTACTGGCCAATGTTGAGGCTGTTAGTACACCAGTATTTGTAGTATGATTAACTGTGAAAGTTTGACTATTCGGATAATTTAGATTGTAGGACAGTGAAGCCACTGTGCCCGTAAATGCAGAACTTCCGCCTAAATTTGTCAAATCAGCAACATGAGAAATACCGCTAGGCGTATTAAATGTAATGCCAGTTATGGTAACCGGATTGTCACCTATGTTTGATATTGTAAATGTTGCTGTTGACATGCTAATATTTATAAGGTGCTAGATGACCCCTATGTCAATAGTAAAGACCGACGATGTGCTAGTAGTAGCTGTACCTGTAGGTCCTATAGACACTGTTGTTGCCAGTGCCACATAATCCATTGGATCTGCACCAGAGGACAATGCAACACGAATAGTCCTCTGTGTTCCTAAGTTGACCCACCCTGTAGAATTACCTGAAGCAGGAGATTCAAAGTTACCTAGTACATAATAATCGGTTCTAGCAGCCGTACTCCGTTGTACTCCATCACCAACTCTCATATCTACTTTGATATCATAATTAGTACCGGTGTTGGTAAATGTATTGACATATCGGTCTACATAGCCATATAATGGACCAGCTGGACTAGAGTAAGCAACAGATATTGTACCATTTGTGTTGAATTGGAATTCAGCATAACTAGCCGGAACAGCAGTCATTTGGTTAGAACTCCAATATGAGAAAGTATTCCAGAAAGCTGTTCCGCCTGCGAATGCTGCTACAGCAGCACCACCACCTCCACCACCACCTTGACTTGTATCATTAATTGTCACCGAGGTACTGGTCGACACAATAGATCCCGATGTACTCAAAGTTCTGAGATAAACTACAAATGTTTCAAATCCTTCTGTAGTAGTGTCGGCAGTAGGAGATACTGTAAACGATCCGGTATTATTGTTAACAGTAAATGAGCCATATGATGCAGAGAAGTCTGCGGCCGCAGTACTAACATTTCCTATGGTCCAGTATAATGTGGTTCCATTTGTAACATTGGCTGTAACAACATTAAATGTACCGACAGAGCCTTCATTAATACTCGATGGGATAGTTCCAAATGAATAATACGGTGTTCCAAAATACCAGGTATACGCATCTGGTGCTACTGAAATTGCAAACGTACCCGCAGTAAGTGTCGACGTTGATACTGGACAGTAGCCTGCATTGAAACTATAATTGCCTAGTAATTTTGTTTGAGCATAGACCGGAGACAATATACTATAGGCTCTAACAGTAGCCATAGTAAGATTGGCTACCGTATTTCCTAGCACCTGATATGCGGTAACACCAAACATAGTGTTATTGTAGATGGCGTCAATGGTATATTCACCATTGTATCCACTGGTTGTTATTCCAGAGATCAATATCCTATCACCTACTCTATAGTCCCCATAAAATTCTGTCAAGGTTTCTATAGTCATAGCAGAACCAATAGCAGTAGCAGTTGATCTAGCTCTTATAATATTATATTGGGGAGCACTAATTTGAATAGAACGAGTCGATGTATCAACAGAAACAACCACAGTATCTGTTCTTACTCGAAGAGTAGAGGAATTTAAGAAATTTATCACTTGTCCCGGAATAATACCAGTAGTAGTACTTAAAAATAATGTAGTAGTACTGGTAGTAACGTCAGCAACTACCTTAGCTTTGGCGTAATAGTCAACGAAATCATCCCAACCACCACCTCCATAATTACCGTATTCATTGCCTAATGGTGTAGAATAATTAAATCTCAGTCCCTGGATAGATGTTCCAGGATATTCAAACCCAGTCATTAATAATGGATAATATTTTCCTGGCATTGTTGAACTAGGATTATAATAAGTGTCCACCCTATCTACTGCATTGAATAAGCTAATATTTTTACTATAGGTAATTTTAAAAATTTGATTTTCTTTAGGTAGTGTATCAAGGAACACAAATTTAGAATATTTGTTAAATTTTTCAGCGTCTTCATTTTTAGAAAATTGAACAATTTTGTAATTGGCAGATAGTACTAATTTCTTATCAAGTGTGGGAAATATTTTTAACTTGTCAGGGTCTGCCATCCACTCTAATTCAAATTCAGCTGTCTTTCCGTCACAGGTAAATGTTTCAGTTACTTCAATATTGCCTATTTCAGAATCTACACTGTACCTATCAAATTTTATCCCTACAATATTTTTACGTACAACAGGATTAGAAAGCACAGCCGAAGCAGTGGCATTTCTAGTAACATATAGCCCACCACCCGCTATGGTTATTTGTGGGAGCGCTCTAAAATTAACACCCGGATACGTGACTACAATTCGATAAACACCTCCATTTCGAATATAAGCCTTGGCAGTAGCATTAACGTCAGGACTACCACCAGTAATATTAACAGTAGGATCTTCAGTATATCCACTACCTGAGTCAGCGACTAATATAGAGTCTAATGTATATGTATAATTATCGGCCCATGATTTCCAAGGGTATTGATCTAATGGTGTGCTAGTTAATGTTGCAGTATTAATTGAATTAACCTGTAATTCTACAACATTAAAATCTTCAATTTCTGCATCGTAATAAGGAGGCAAATCAAAATCAGTTGTGTTAATTCTGGTATTTTCTAAATTACTGTAGGTAGCAACAAATTCCCTAATCTGGGAGTGATAGGGTTTTATCTCTTTGATAAATTCTTCATAGTATTGACTAGCATCTAGGCTATAGGCTACCGGCTGGCTTAATATATCAGTGGTATTTTTTACACTGATAAAACTGGTCTTAAATGCCCAATCTAATAATTTTTGTTCAGTAAGTGCATATCGTACAGCCTTAAAGAAAAATAAATTCCAATTGGCCTTGAGATCATTAACAAATAGATCATCCTTTAAGGCATTTAGAATATAATATAATTCTAAATCAGGTACCTGATCAAATAGAGCTTCATCTAATGGAGCAGAATCGTAAGAATAGTTTACATTACTATAATCCCATATACTATTTTTAATTTGAATAGTTCCGTTTTCGCTAAAAACAATGTTATAATAATCAGTAAAGTTTCCTAACTGCTGATCTATTCTTTCCAATATAGCGGATCTATTGTCTCCAATATTTTTAATTTTGATATAATCACCAGGTTGAGGATCAGTGATTAAATTTAATTCATAAACATTATCTATAATATATTTTATAGATTTATATTGATCATACTCATCTGCTGTCCAATTTATATAATCCCAGAATAATGGAGTATTGTACAATTGAGTTCTAATTTTATCCCAAAGATTTTGTCGATAGTTAAATGTGTGCAGTGTCCATCTACCTCCAGCATTGGTATTGCTAGCAACTACAACTGCCTGAGGTCTTACTGTCAATATTGGGGCTTGAACAAATCCTCCACCTGCATTTTGTACTCTAACAGAAATAATCTGACCTTGATTATCAATAGTGGTTAAAATTTCTGCATCGATAGAAGAGGCTACAGAAACTTTAGGCGGTAATAGATATCCATATCCAGAATCAATTATAGACACACTGTAAATTTTACCGTTTCTAACTATACAAGTTAATTGCCCTTGTCTATAAGCAGTTGTGTTAATGGTGTCAAGTTGTTCTATATCATCAATTATCTGATCATATTCCCGTTGCATCTCATCAGGAATTGATTCGTAAGAATTTAATTTATCAAAGTTATAATTGTTGGTAATTTGATTATTCTTTAAAACATAGTTAGAAAAATCTATTAAATTTCTTAATGCTTCAATTCTGTCTTTAAACAGGGTCTGCTGCGGCCTTATACCTAGCCCGTATCTATTTCTAAACGTCAATTCAAGTGCTGGAACAGATCGCCCATATAAATCTCTACCCAACAAACTGTCTATTAGTTTTTTATCTAATAATTCATTAGGCATCGAATGCGAACTACCCTCCTGCATCAACATCCATTCAGTATGTCTAGGAATTTGATTATCGATTGTGTCAAATGCTATGTTAGCAGAAATTCTATCGCCCACTAACGAAGCCTGCACATTGGCAAATGCTATAGAATTAGCCGAAAGAACCTCAACAAATTTTAATCCATTGGCCAAGGGATCTGCAATTAAATTAGCTACCTGGAGAGAACTTAATCTTCTATTAACTAATCCAGGCACCGTTGTTTTATTTTTTACCCAGAAATAATAGACGTTTTCAAAGGACCCTGTCACTGTATTAAACACCTGTTTAACTGATATTACTGTATTGTCAGGATACTTCGGTTGACCACTTATACCTTTGATTAGACCACGTGTAGTATCTGCCCGTGCCGCCCATTCGCTAGGCAACAGATCAGATTTAACCCATTCATAAATGTCGATGCTGGCTCCGGGAAACAATTTCCCCCAATTGTTTTTCCTGAAGGTATCATTGCCTTGCTCATACCAAACATATTTGGCTGTGCTCAAATCCCACCACAGTTCACCAACATGTTCATCTAACCAGTTAGTTTCTGTATCATTATTAGTTGCTGCTAGACCAACAGAGTATACAGCTGGATCTGCAGCCAATTTATATTTTAATTCTTGCTCTGCAGTTCCAACTACTTTGTTTTTTAACGGATCTACTATATCTAGATAATCAAGAACTTCTTCGTTAAATGTATCAATTAGTGCAACTCGCTGAAACGGTTTAACATCAACTAGGGCTTCTTGATTTCTTAATCTATACCAAGAATTTTTAGTAGAATCCTTTTTCTTAAATTGATAGACTCGAGATTTATCTTGTGCAGATTGAGTAATGTCGTTAAATGGTGCTCCGACAAATATGTTGTTGTCTGTTGATGCCAATGACCGACCGTATTGACTACCCTCTAATATTTCATCGGGTAATAGCTCATCTGCCTGCACAAAAACACTATCAAAATTATTATAGATATAGACTGCTCCCGAATCAGGTACCGATGATAAAAATCGTGTTTCATTGTTATCGAAAGTGGTCTCACCTAATTTTTTACTGGCATTTTGATAAAATTTTAAAATCCTAGATCTATTAGTTCCTAATGAACTGATGATTAAATTTTGCTCGTCTTGACTGATCGATATTGCTGATCCAAATTTTAAATTAGTATTCTCTAAAGGGTTACTTAGTATTTGAGACAGTACATATGTGCCGGAACTATTTACAGTATACACTGCAACTTTACCAATAGTACCTATATAAGATTGCGATCTAACCGAGGAAACAAATATAAATTCTCCACTAGACGAGACTTCTACAGCATGCCCAAATTGATCATTTACATCAAATGGTGAATAGAGATTCTGTTTCCAATGCAAATTTTTATCAAATATTTGAACAATTCCAGCCGACCCCGAACTGTAAAACTTTGGAGCACTAATTGCTATAATATCCCCTGTGTCGCTGCCTGAAATAGAATATCCCCATAGACTTCCACGATTTAATGATACTGTAGATGTACTGTTTACTGTAGTTCCTATAGGATGATTGGTTACTGTGACCGTTGTGCCAAATTTGTTAATATTATATGCATATACTGTTCCAGTTCCAGCATATGCACTACTGCCTGGGGCACCAACTAACAATAAGGTTGATGTAGATGCTGCAACCTTATTAACATACAGAGAATGGCCAAATCTAGAATTGGCATTAGTTGATGTAGAATAAGGCTGTGCCAATACTGCCGAAGTAACCTCAGCGGTATCTCGATCATTTCTACTGCTTATTTTAACTAATCCTTCTTTATATGAAGGTCTAATAACACCTGTACCTGTAGATAATACCAACGTAGCTGTAGCAGTTGTTGCTCTAATAGCCGAAGCAATTGGGGCTCCGACAAAGAATAAATCTTTTGCATTATCTAATGCCAATGAATATCCAAAATCTGTCGAAGTATTTGGTTGGCAATAATTCTTACCTCCTGTGTTTAAGGCATAGTCAAATTTCTTAACAAGAGTTTCATTGATGGATTTACTATAAACTGAAATTTTTCCATAATTAATTGATGTTGCTGATTTATATCCCGGCAAAGAAACTAACACAGTAGTAGAATCTTTATCTGCAACAATAGAAGACCCCATGTGTTGACCAAACGGAGTCGGTATACTAGAATAAACTGTCCCTGTATTGTAATTTTTTATTTTTTCATACACTGCCCATTTTTGATCAGTATCTCGATCAATCCAGACCTTACTGTTTTCTGGAAGATTAAACAAATCCGTTGCCGTAGCAAGTGCTGCAAAGTCACTATGCCTAGCTGATTCAAATCTATAAAGGCTACCGTAGGCCAATAAAGGTTCGTTAACTATTCCTGCAAGAGTCGAAGCTACTGTGAACTGTCCTACTTCAGGAATAGCAGTCACTATGTGAACACCGTCAACTTGAGCATTAAATCGAACTACAGAAACTATGTCTCCTATCTGTAAGTTATGATGAACATTGGTAACAAAAGTAATCTCGGAACCGGGACTACTCACATACACTCCAGCTATTTTTGCCCGTTGATGTGTGTATCTATAAACATCCCAATCACCATTTTCTAAAAACCCTAACCAAATTGTGTCACCATTTTGCAATATGCTATTGTTGGCTATGTCTAATAGGCTATTCTTATTATATGCTGTAGCGGTTACATCATCTGTTCTTACATATCCGGCGGTCGTTAATTCTAAATTATGATCGTTAAACGTCCCGTCAATTGTTACAAAAGTTGACGTGGCAATATAATTTGCCGGCGTTATTAACAAATTACTCGAACTGGTATAATGAATTAAAGCCAGTGGATCAGACGGTGCTTTATCAACAAATTTAATAACATAGGGATTTTCTAAATACAGTCCTTCTTGTAAAGTAAATTCAATTTCATTATAGGTTTCAAAGCCGCCATAATTGCCAACTCTAATGGCCCATTCTTCGTTGATTTCAATTGATCCTTGATCTCTGTTTTGACTGGCTTTTAGTATTTTAGCCAGTGGTTTTTTAGTTCCTTTTTCTCTGATAAAACCTTGATAGAATTTATATTGAGCAATAGGATCTGTAAAAATTTTATTCAAATAATTTCTAGGTGTATACCCTATAAGATGTTGAGCTAATTTTTGTTGGCTGTAATCAAAATTATCTATGTCTAAGCTATAGAAATCATCAAACTGAGAAATCTTATAATCAAAATTAGGAACAAACTGAGGAATTGGCTTTGATGCTAAGATATCCCATTTGGTAAAATCAAAAGTTTCATCACTGATAATCTGTTGATTAGCTTCGTAATAGACTCCATTGTATCTTATCACTTTTCCAGGAATATAACTCTTGTAAGATTGCCACTCAGTTATCTCTACATTATCATATACAAATCCAGGACTGGTTAGATCACCATTCCACCCTTTGGTCCTAAATCCATATAATCGTATTCTTTTCTGTCTGTAACCAGAATCGGGATCATAGATGGTGTCATTAAATATGGTAGTATTATTGAATACCATACCATGTTCTTTTTGTACCGAATTTAGTACTGCAAAAAATATTCCTTCTTGTGTATCTTTAGTCTGTATTACACAACCGCTATCTTCTCTAGCAATATCAAAATTATCTGTAGGAAATCCTTGCCCGTCTGCTTTCTGTAAACTATATTCATAATTTTTAGCAAACAAATTATCTACAACAGAATCTTTAAATTTATATTTTAAATAGTCAGCAAAGGGAGACAGAGTTATTAGATTACCTTCTGCCCATTTTTGTGTGCTCCAGTAAAGGAATTCTTTGCCACTAAATTTCCAATCCATCATTTCGGCTAGATCAGAATTGTATTGATCAAAAATAAATCCCTGGTCCTCTAACCATGCCCCATAGCCAATTAGGACATCGTAAACTTCTTGAATTGTGCTAAACACTGATCCGTAGACTACTTTGGTAACAACGGTTTCGAATCTGTTAGATGTTTGAACTCTTGCACCACCGGTGGTGGGTAATCTCGGCAACTGCTGAAATAAATTAAGATCAAATTTAGTCTGTGCATTATGACTGGTTTTAACTCTATAATATCTTCCATTATGTAGAACGATCTGACCTTGTTTATAAAATTTAATAGAATAGGTGCCGGCTGTAGTAATATCAATGGCGCTCAGCCCGCTGTTGCCGTCGCTAGTAGCTGGCTGCCATAGATCATAATGTTCTTGCTTGCCGCCGACGACAATTGCACCATCTATAGCACTGTTAATTGGTTGATAGATATTGAAAAAAGGATAATTTCTATCATAACCTTTCAGAACAAAATTTCCATCAACCTTCTGTACTATAACTCCTGAAATTCTTGCTGATTTTATCGGATTACTAATATTTAATATTAGACTGTAATCTTCAGGAGGTAAAATTACACCAGGTTTAGTTGACTGGGGATCAACTGCGTTGATCCTCACCTGGAGCTTTTCTTTGCTGGTAAATCCGCCTAACTTATGGAATAAATTTAAATCTAAGTATATCAAATCTTGTGATAATTTTATCGGATAATCTTGATAATTTTTTCGTCCTCTCTCTATTACAAAATTTCCAAATCCAGAAGTCTGTGCCCCATTTATACCATCAATTAATAATTTCCTAGGATCGAGATAAAGTTTATCTTCTTTATAGACAACTTGTCCTACTGCATTAATAGTAGTTCTACTAACATCAAATAATTTAGAACTATAATTACCAGGATATAAAAGGGCAGCAGCAACATTTAAAGCAAACGGCCAGTAGCTGCTATTTCTCCAAGCAACCTCAGCAGGACTATAATCTCCAAAAATCCAATCTTCTTTTTGAGTTGACGGTCCTGCCCCTGTAATTAAAAATGCATTAAGATCTCTTAGTACTCCACTAGAATCTACAGGAATAATATTTGATAATCCAGGTCTTTTGTATTTGTCCCATGTTCCTTGATATTCTCCGCCTGCAATGTATCCGTTTTCCAAATCAGTCCACAATTGAGTATTCAAGGAGGTATAAGGACCAGCCCCATACTTAGAATTCCACCAGGAAGGTTTAATGGTAAAACCCAACATCTCCCAAGGATGGGTATGAGGACGGTCTGTATCATAAAAATATTTAAATACAGCTCTCCATGTCCCAAATGCTGGTTTACCTAATAATGTGTCGACAGTATTTGTATAATTCCATGTTCTATATGTCCCAGAATCATAAGTATTATTGGTAAAAATATCAACGTTATAGACCGAAGCCCATTTAGTATAATCGTGAATCAAACGATCGTTAGTCTGATCGATTGTGTAATCTGATTCTCTAAAAGCACCAGGGATTACTGACATCATGTCATAAAGTGTACGATTATACTCTATTTTGATATTATTAAAAATTCTTTTTTCAAATTCAAGGATCACATTATCTCTATAATCCCCATAGGATTTTGTTAAACTACCGTCATGCCCCTGTATCATCAGTTGAGAACCGTCAGCATATCTGTCATCGGTAATAAGACCAGGAACAAATTTTGGATACAGTCCTAATTTTGTAGGAGTAGAAGGAATATAACCACTAAGAGTGCTTTCATAGTAATGAATTTTTATAACTGTGCCCACAGACAATGTTATTAAAAAATGCACTGATCCGTTGGCTAATATAAACTCGTAGTCTTGACCCGAAATTAATTGAATATCATTAACATAAATCAGTACCGATTTAAAACTCAATTTGCTGAGATCAAACTCGACACCGATAGGATACTCTGATATATAAGAATTTGTAACTGTAATTTCTCTAATAGTTTTTGCAGGACCATATCCTACCATGTCAGATCTAAAAAAAGATTCTTTAGGAGTATTATTTTGACCAATTTCCAATAAGATTGTATCTACTATAGACACAACGTCAATTTGATCAGTAATGGTACCTAACGTTCTAAGGAAATTTAATTTAAATTGATTATACTGTTCTGCTGCAAATCTAAGGGCATCAATAACATTATGCTCTTTTTTTCCTAAGAAAATATGTGCAAAACTAATAGGATTTTCATTAGTAATTAATTGCATCCCATATTTTGCATAATCATATAAATCTCGCAGATTGCTAGAGCCAGGAAATTCTCCAACAAAATCATTGTTGAAAGATCTATAAACCATACTGGCTACATGATCAGTTAACTGGCTAAGTGTTAGACTAGCTATCGGGCCATTAAGAGGATTATTAGTCAAACTTAAAGGAGGCTCATAATATCCATTGCTATTAGGAATTTGATCGGTGTTAATTTTTAGTAACACAACATCATTTTCAGTTAAAGTATTATCAAAGGACACCGACAACGAATTTGCAGTAATAGTTGCAGAAGTATGTATTATCTTTGAATTAACAAATGATAGGTAAGAAGTAACGGTGTTAGTTAAAGGAGCATCTAAAGATAGTGCGATTACTGTAGACGTCGATATCCCTATTACTTGAGTTTCTAAAATTGGAATTTGATAATCTTCTGTTGATCTCCAAACGTTAGTTAAAGAATATGTATCATTATCAACATTATTAATTTTAAGAAATGCTGTGGAGACTAATTGTGTTTGTTTGACTTTATCTATAACAATAGAAAAAGAATCTGTCGAGAAATAATTTTTAAACAGATAGCTGCCAATTCCTATAGCATTTTGATCTTGTTTGACTGGAAATCCTAGCACCTTGTCTGCAATACCAGATCCTAATTCATAACCAAAAACTTTATTTCCACTAAAATTATTTTCGTTTACGTTTTTAGTATAACTTATTCCATCGTCGCTGAAAAGATCAAACAAAGGAAACTCATTTAAAGATTCGTGCTGCTGAGCATATAACCACTTGTTATCGTCTGCTGAGTAGTAAAAACTTTTTCCAGAATAATTAGTTCCATAATTTACAGATAGACTGTCTAGATCATTAACTCCAGAATCAACTGTTTCAGTTAGATAAATTGTAGAAGTGCCGGTGGTAAATCCAACTTTATAAATTTTATTTCTAATAGTGAGATCATCGGCATTATTGAGTACTATTCTATATCCTTGTTGTAATAATTCTCCATCTATATAATATCCAAGAGCTCCGGCTATTATATCTATATCTGTAGTAGAATCATCAATAAGATCTATATTTTGAATTCCATTTTTACCAAATTTATATAATTGAATATCTGCTTTAAATTCTACAATAGGGCGCTTGGCATTATAATTAAATTGATAAACTGGATCAGTTCCACTTATTATAGCTGTTGTATTGATTACATCTCTATGAACCCATCTGTTATATCTAGACCATGCATTTAAATCTCTACTGGCTCGATTGATTGTGATATACTCTGGAATTAATGCCACTTTTTCATCAGCATCAAAACCATATTGATCAAATGATGAATTATCAAAAGTTTCGTTATAGATTGTGGCTAGAGACCCGTTAACTTCTAACAAACTCATATCTATCAGTCTAATAGAATTGCCTACGCCTTCGATTATATATTCAGTACCAGAGGAAACTCTAGTAGTACCAGAAGTAAACGAATTAGTAAAGGTAACCTTCATACCATTACTAAAAGCATAGCCGTTAGGCATAGTATATGTTGGATGTCCTATAATATTATTAGTGGTTGTTGTTATGCTTATACTATCCGGACCATTAGGTAACCAGTAATATTGATTGTAATTGACTAGTTTGTCCCAATCAATCAAGGGATCATAAGAATAGAATTTTGTCCTAAAAACCCTATCTAAATTATCAGCATTACCACCTTGAACTGAAATTTCATTAATTAAATCGTCATAGCTGACTACATCTGTAATATTAGACACAGAATCACGAAATACCGCCGCCGGCTCTAATTGATAGGCATTTCTTAGAGGGGAAGCAGATGTAACATAGTTGTCCACAGCTGGATCAAAATTAGAGATTACCTTGGATCCAACAAATCCGTCTATTCTTTCTAACTGAGGTGTCTGTACCAGCTGATCAATTGTGCTAGATAGAAATTTTGAATTTCTATCCGACCTGATATATGCCGGTAAAAAATTTACTGATTTTTTATTTTGTTCGGCCATATTAAGTTGTAGTAATAATAGATGATGATGCTTTCAATTGTGACGCCGTAACTGCATCAATAATTTCTATATCGGCAATACCTGCTCCATTAACTAGCAGTTCGTTAGATAAACAACTGACCTCATATAAGCTGCCAAATCCTGTATCTGTTTTAGGAACTAATACAAAATTGGTAATGTCTGGGGTTAGATTATTCATGACATAAGTAGACAATTCGCTGAAGTAAAATGTCTGTCCAAACTCCCAATTTTCTAAAGCAAAAAATTCATTGATGGCCGTTAATATTCTTGTTTTTAAATTATTATCGTTAGTAATTTTACTAGAATTTCTAACTGCTTTAAATGTTCCTTGCAGAGATGCAGGTGCTTTCTTTCCAAATAGAACTTTATATTTTACAGGATGATAGATGATTTCGTCACTTATGGCCTTGATATCATTTAAAAATTCACTGTAATTTTGTTCCAAACTTTGACTGGTCGGTGTCAGCGGCTCTGTTTCAGTGTTACCAATTAACCAACTTCTATAACTGGTATCATAGCCTGTGGTCAATACGTAGATATCAATGATATTAGATTTACTGGGGTCAATTCTTCTTTGACCCCCACTATTATGCACATAATGAAACTTGAGATCAGATCTGCCACTTTTTCCTAGGTACTGGTCAGTATAGATCAAACTAGCTGTGGCCGTTGACCAATATTTGACCACACCTAAGGAACTATCGTAGAAATAAAACAACTGATTGTCAATTTTCAGTGCGTTAGTTACACTTTGTTCGTTAGGCAAAGGTATAATATCGTCTCTAGTTAATGTATAATTTAAACCGTCAAATGTTTTTTTGAAATAGACATATTCACTACCAACCACTTCATCAAAAGAATTGGGATTAGTAATCCTTCCTGAATTATTATAGTCATAAAAACTGACTTTAACTCGTTTAGGATCGACATATCCGTCAGACTCAACAATTACTCCATCAATTTGCCAATTGTGATCACTACCAATAGTAGCAGTAGCAGTAGACAATGCTGAAGGAACTGTGTTAATAGACAATATGTCAATCTTGTCTTTAATCACGGTATTGCTGGTAAAATCATAATTTACGGAGGACTTGTCAACATAAAAAGCCGTTTCTTGTTCGCTTTCAAAAATGTAACTTAATATTCTAGACCTAACTTTATAATATTTTCCAGTCCAAGTAAATGAGATTAACCAACTAGAGTCTAATCCTTGATCTTCAAGATTATTCTGATATGTTAAACTGAAATTATCAACAATGTTTAAATTAGTGTTGGTAATAATAGTCCACTCTCTTGTTTCCGTGTCTATTGTTAACCCAAAATTTTTGTAGGTCGTACAAATATCGGCGATCTCAGTTTCAATAGGATAACCTAAAAGATCGACATATCTACATAAAATTTCTGTAGGAATAGCATCACTAGGGACCCTAGATCCAAGGATAACAGGGCCAGTTCCGTCATCTAATAATCCTGCACCATTATTGATCACCTGACTGACCGGAGCCCATATAAACAGTGATCCTGAGCTAGGTAAGCCGGAAGCTGGCAAAGTTTTAAAATTATTTTTACTGTCAAAATACTTGCCTGTAGGAGCGGTAAATTTAATCAAAGCACCGGAAGTCGCATAACGAAGATTAGTATCAGTGTACATAGGGCCAACTGCAAAAGTACTATTGGCATTATAAAAATAACCCCTGCTTTGTCCGGGAGTTTTATTAACTTCCTTCCACATCAATGCTAAACTGGTTAACTCGGGTCTAATGTAGTTTTCAAAATAAAATGAGCGAATCCCTATGCTATTAACAATAGGAGCTATTGAATTTTTAATCACTGCTAGAACTTGATTTCTACCGGTGAACTCAAATTCAAATATATCCTCATCGATATCTTTATAAAGAATTCCGTCGGTAGCAAAGATATTTGTTTTACTGTATTTGCCAGTAACATCACTAAGATCAAAATATTTACTGATTCCACTAGATACTCGATTTACACTCTTAACTTTTAAAATATCAGACCCGGCATTTAAAGGTGCTATGTTATAATCCTCTCCAGTGATCATTCTATTTTGAGTATAGTAGGTCTGAGGTGCTTTGTTTTGTATAGAAGCATTTGATTCGGTACCAGAACTATTTTCAACCGAATACTGCAAAGACAGTGTCATCTGCAAGGTATGTAACTGGCTAGATGCATTAAGATAAGGAATGGATACAACAACTCCGCTCAATTGATCAGGTTTAATAGTGTAGTTTAGTCCATTACTTTGTCTATAAAATAATCTAAATTCCCCTTTAGGTAAATCACCAAACACTCCATCTGCAAAATTCAAATCAATTTGATCATTAGCTCTTGAAGTTATAGAATATACAGATCTTATGCTTTTATTAAGACTGTTATAGATGATGTTATTTCCAACCAATGAAGGAATCTGTGTCCATAGGGTGTCATAGTTACCTTGCTTGTTTAACTGCCACAACCATATATCTGTATTATTAATGTCAGGAGTATTGACTCCGATAATTTCATTAGGAACAGGATTAGTGACACTAAATTCCGAAACAGTTAATGTTCCTTGTTTAAAGTGCGTGAAAAATCCAGTGTTAGCACTTCCTGCTCCTTGAAGATCATCTTTATAGATGAAACCAAAGGTATTACCAGGAACAGGAGCTTCTTCATAAACGTAATCTTTACCTAAAAATGTACAAGGAACAACCTCAAACGACATGTTAGTTCCGTTGATTGTTTTAATAAGATTAAAAATAGATACATCTCGATTTATACTGTTTACTCTATACTGCTCAGTGGTAATTCCGTTAATGGTTTTTTTAGCTAATGATTTACCAAAATAAGTAGTCATTGCCGAGTTCATGATATTAATGAACTGCTGATACCAGTCCGGATTAGTAGCGTCATTCCAAAGAATATTGGTATCTGCTAGATTAGTTCCATTAGAATCTAACACCGTATCTGTAGTAGAAACTGCGGTAACTTTTAAAAATCCATGCGCAGGAACATTTCTTGATGGGGTATAACTAATTAGCTGTGCTAGCCTTAGCACACTATCTCTACGCTGTGCTGTTTCTAAAAAGTTTTCTCTAGCATTTAGATCAATTCTAAAACTTAAATTTTGTCCAAGATAAGCAATTAAGTCTATCAGTGCAATATACTCACTGGATTCAATAAAGTCATTGAAATCTTCAGGAAAATTTTCCTGAAGATATTGGATCATGGTACGTTTTAGAGTTTCAAAATCATAGCTTTTAAAATCAGCATTGCGAAAAGATTGGTATATCTTTTTCCAATCTTCAGTAATTAATAGTTGGCTAGTAGTTGATGGGATCATTGTTTTACGGTTGCTATTCTATAGAGTATTTATAGCAAAAATAAACCCGGTATATTATTGAACTCTAAGACCTATGGCTTGATCAAAGGCCAATCTCAGGGTAGATGTTTCATCTGTACTTTTCATCAACAGGGTTAATTCAACCAGATATCCCTGATCATATTCATTAATTTTTATTTCTAAAGGACTGACTCTAGGATCAAAATTACATATTGCCGTTATGTCATCGGTTAGTAATCTTGTGATTTGATCAGTTAACGGCTCCATAATTAAATCCCATATGATGGTTCCAAATGTGGGGTTCATTACACGTTCACCTTTCCTGGTGTTAAAATGATTAATTATGTCTTGCTTAATTAAATCAAAATCAAAAAGTTTTCCACCATAGTTAGTAGGATCAACTGTGCTAAATCCTTTATAGATATGATTCCTAGATTTAGGATGTTGATTATTATAGTTAAGATTAGTTATTTCTAAATTTTTATATGGCATAGTGGTATTTATTAGTTAGCAGACCCAGTTTTAATTGGGTTTCCGCTGCCATCAGTCACTATTCCGCCAGACCCACTACTTACAGTGGTACCTTTCAGTTGTGCAAGAAAACACTCGTAATACCCTTTTTTTCGAGTGTAAATGTCTTGAGTACAGAAACCGACCCTTCTATAAGCAGCTTCAAAATAACCAGGATCTGTTTGAGCAGTTTTTACCAATTTTAAAAAGTATAAAACACTGACCTCTGCTGCAATTTTTGGGTCGTTGATCATTTTAGGATTGTCGACTAGGGCCGTAGGAGTAGGTAATTTGCGTGCCTCGTACATCCATTTACTAAAATTGGTATAGTTTGCACGACCAGTTAATCCTATATACCCTCTACCTATAAATTTAGCACCATCACCAGGCTCTGTATTTCCTAATCCTTTACCCTTTGCGGTATCATATCCGTACAAAAATTCTGGTAAACTATTATTTGGATTTCCTGCATATTTTTGTGCTAACTCTCTATCACCTTTAAACACACTAGGAAATACCTGTAATAATCTATCTGCACTATATCCAAACTTTTCTTCAACGATTTCCCAATGGCTTTCCCCTCCAGCAACTCCAAGTAAAGAAGCAACGGCATAAGGACTTGTTAACCCCATTTCTGCTGCGGCTTTCTTCAAGGCAGCAATACCAGTTTGTGCTGCACTAGAATTAATTTCTTTAGCATAGTTAGGAGAACAGGTCCCCGGTACAACAGCCGGTTGATTAGCAGGCTCCTGGGCTTTTGGAGGGGGTGTATTTCCCTGACCGCCTCCAGCAGCACCTCCGCCTCCAGCAGCACCTCCGCCTCCAGCAGCACCTCCGCCTCCAGCAGCACCTCCGCCTCCAGCAGCACCTCCGCCTCCATCTAATTCACCACCTAGGGTAACTGGCGGGGGAGGTATTCCTGGCCTTGGTGCCGAAGTAACATCTGTCGCTTGAGGACTAAATTTTTGAGGATTAACACTCTCATGTTGATCCCAAGGCTCATGAGTAGGAACTCGCTGCATGATACTTTTAATATCATCAGCCTTGTAAAAAACACTGTTGGGCCATCCTTTAGAGACCTGTCTGTTGGGCAACGAAAACAATGTAAGAACCGGTGGAGTCTCAGCCTGACTGGCAACAGCAGGGGCGGCGGCAGCAGGCCCATTTAAGTCAATTTGTGAGCCAGAAACAAAAATATTTCCATTTGCTCCAACATTTAAATTAGCTGCACTACCTATGCTGACATGGCTTTCACCACTTAAATCAATCCCACCATCGGCACTGGCTACAAAACTTTTGCCTGTTAATATTTCGTGATTACCACCTACAGTAAGTTTTGCAGTTTCACCGACACTATAGTCCTGTGTACCCCTGACCGAAATTTTAGAATTATCATCAACTAAAAGAAAATAGTATCCACCAACATTGGTTTCCATATTTTTACCAGCACTAATATGAATATTTCTGCCTGCTTCAAAATTTATATCCCTATCTGCACGGAAATTAAAATCGTGTTCGCTATGAATAGAAACTGAATCATGAGCAAAAATATCTATTTTACCGTTACTGGTTAATTCAACCCATGCAGTGCCTTTACTATTACCAATATAAATTAGATCATAACTGTTATGCATTAAAATTTGATGACCTGTCCTGGTCCTAATTCTGACTAATTCATTTTGCCCATTGACATCACCGTCATCCATAACAAAGGTACTACCGCCCAATCTACTAACCGGAGCTTCTTTTCCGTCACCGTATCCAATTTTTCCTCTTTTAGCTCCGGAACTGGTGTCTAACGGCCCCGGAGTTGAAATACCAAAAACTCCACTAGGAACTTCTCTTCTAGCACCACTGGTAGTTACTCCCCTGATGGTATCAAGCAATAGCCCCTGTTGCAGTAATCTTTCAGCAAATGGATGTACTGGTTTGGCCTTTCCTGCCGGAGTTTCGCTTTCACTAAGAGAGGATTTATGACCTTCTGCTACAGGTAAAAAATCTGTACCGTACTTTCTACGTTGTTCACCAGTCATTGCTACATTTTTACTAGCCGCAATTCCGGGAATCATATGATTTTGAAATGGATCTTGTACACAACCAAACCAATAACATTGGTTAGCATCACCTTCAATAAACATTATCATAACGGTATTACCTATGTCGGGAGGTATTGCCCAAAATCCATAAGTTTTTTGCACGTCATTAAAATCACTACTATTATTTCCCTCATATCTAACAGAGGTGGACCCCATAAATGGGCTGCAATAACTAGCAATGTAAGTTTCAGCTTGAGTTTTTATCCAACCCGGCATGTTTTTAACTATAGAAACTTCTAATTTACCCATATAGATCGGATCAAGATGACTCCTAACTTCAGCTAGAAAAGGTCCAGCTGATGGAGGAGGTGATCGTTTTCTTTCGTCAAAAGCCATAATAATTCCCTATTAACCAATTCCAGGAAGTGGAGGTATCCCTAATTTTGATCTAATAGCAGCATCACCGCCTGTATATGGAGCAGCATTAGGGTTTCCTATGTTATTAACTAATTTAGTCAAAGGGCTCTGCCCTAATGCAGCACTTCCGAATTTTGCTGCAACAGACCCTACTATGTTTTGATCTTTGATAAAAGGAAGACCGGTCAATGAAGATAACTGTGAATTAGCTCCAGCAACTTTATCTGTAAAAGATTTAATATCAGTTAAATTTCCAACCGATCGTAGATTAGATAGTGGGTTAAACTGCCCCGCTGAAATACTACTTAGTGCGGTGTTTGCCAGGTCTTTAGGCAGTATGTTAGATGAAATTTTATCTACACTGCTAACACCATAGAGATTGGCCAATGCCCTTGGCCCACCTTTACCGGCAACTTCTTTGAGATAAGCGGTATCAACATCTGGAGGTGGTGCAGTTGCATATGGGGCCGTGGCCGGAATATTGGCCAATTTGTTAGCAGGAATGTAATCTAAAACTAGGCCATTGGCAGCAGCCTGAGTTAGATTGACATTTTCTGGTAGTGTTTTAAATTTACCTATTGATCCTAAAAGTTTACTCTGCAGATTTCCGCCTAGACCAGATAGCTTGCTAGGGTCAAGTCCTACCTTAGCGGCCAATGCTTTGGGATCAGCTGCTGATCCTAACAATGCACCTACTTTGTTGGAAGCATTTCCAACCAGTCCACTTATTTGATCTGCACCAAGTCCTACTACTTTTCCCATAACAGAAGTAGCTATACTGCCCATAGGCCCGTTAGTTAATAGACTCAAAGTGCCTCCTGTAAGTGCTAGATCGGCTGCTGAGAACAATAAAGATGTTGCTCCTTGCCCTATTCCCGAGCCGGGATTAATTGTTGTTAATGCCCTACTAATGGCATTTGAAGAAAGATTTCCGGCTAATGTTTTAGCGTTGTCTAGACTTAGGGCACCTGGTAAATTTTTCACAGTTGATACAACCTTAGCTGCGTTAGCCAAAGAATATTGGCTAAGATCGGCCAGTCCAGATGAACTTAGTCTGATATTGGTTGCAACGTCGTCGGGCAAAGGCAGTCCTATCTGTGCAGATTTAGCCAATAATGAACCTGCAGAAGGAAAAGATCCCAAAGTTTGATTCAGCAATGATGTAGAATTCCCCCCTAATCCTCCCGTTGCCGCTACAGCATTTACCGGCGAACCAGGTAAACCAGGAGTAGGTGTTCCTCTACCAAACTGTTCCTGAACACTAGATGCATCTAACCTCTCGCCTCTGGGTACCGCAAAAGTAGTATCTTCCACTTGAGAATCTAAAGGATTAGGTGATAATACCATACCATCCTTAGGGTCGCTAGGTGATAGGTCTTGATCAATAATTTGTCCAGGTACTCGAATAATTTTTAATACTTGTTTAAAAATTCCATCTTTGAATGTACTGTTAGCCTGCTGTACCATATAGACTCCACTAAAGGGAACTCGATTGGCATCAAAGTACATCATACCGTCAGGTTTAATATCTATGGGATTTCTAAAATTTATTGTTATCAATACCTGGCCAACAGTATGTGCGGCCTCACCGTCTTGTGTAAGTCCACCGCTAGATGACGGATTGTAATTGCCTACTCCTCCAGTAACTAGATAAAAAGGATCTCCTATAATTTCTAGCTCTCCAGTCAATAGACTAACACTATTGAGAACTTTTTCATGCATGCTCTTGGCTAGAATACTATAGGGATCGTTGAGTGGCTGGCTGGCATTATACCCACTAGGAGGTCTTACAGATGTTACCCCAGGATCTACATTTTTTGGAACCGCAGGAACAGAACCACCGCTGGGTGCTGAACTTGTATATTTAATTTCCGGCTGCTTTCCAGGGGAGGCGGCTGTTTTAGTCCCCGGAGTTTCTTTGTTTCCTAAAGCTGTGGGCAAAGCCTCAAAATATAAATTATTAAAATTCAATCTAAAATGTAGGACATCTACATTTTTTCCTGTATATATGTAGTTGTATTCTCTATTTGTTAGTTTTTTTAATTTTTTTTCATCTATCTTATTAGCTTCATAAGTAGGTATAGCTGTATAATGAATCTTAAAAGGACTAACTACATAGGTAAAAATTTGATAGGGCTTTTTAGTATCAGGATTAATTTGTGTTTTATTTGTAATTTCTGCCCTAACACTAAAATAGTTTACCATTCCATAAGAATCAATAGGCAAAGTTTTGATAATGTTTCTAACATATTGACTATCTCTAACGACTGCTGAAATAACTTCATGAATATTAGCTCCTTCAGGAAATTGTACTACAGTTTCTTTAGGATTATATTTGATGGTTCCAGGATTATTACCAGCGGTAGGTTGAGTGGCACTGTCAACCTGATAAGCATTAGGTTTAGTAGTATCGGCGGGATCTACTATTTTATAAAGAGAATTATCTTTGCCGAGCTCAATTAATTTACTCTTGGGTATCGCCCCATTCTCATCTTCTACAAAACTACCACCCATAAAACTTCGAAAACTTATTGCATATGAATCAGAATCAAGAGATTGAGTTTTAGATTTATCATCTGAATATGCTTCCTGCTCGCTGAGTCCTTTCATTAATGCTTTTAATATATCTTTGACGGTTTCGCCTGACATCTTTATTGGTTTTTTTAATTTTCCCGCCTGACCAAATGCCATGTCCCCAAACGGAACACCTGAGCAGGCATATTTTGTACCACGCTCAGTAACCTCAACCGTCATTCCTGTAAAACGAAAAACAAAATATCTAGTAGATTTTTCAACAATTTCAGGTTCAGGCAAATCTACATTATCAGGATATCCAACAAATTCCATTTTCAACAGAAAACTGGCATTAGAATAACTGTCATATCCAGCTTTTACCGCAGCTAAATGTATTGCTTCTATAAATCCATTAATACTGTAAGGTTCAATAACATCAAATTTAATCTGTAACGGTTGGGTAAGGCCGCCCTCAGGAGTGAATGCCATAATTGTTTCTATTTCAACATTTTCTATAAACATGTCAAATTTAGCAGGACTGGCAGGAGGTACCCAATCGACATTTCCCTTACCCCCAGACTTTAGTATTACTAAATTTAATTCACTGCTCCTATATGATGCAGGTGAATTAGATTCTTGAGTGGTAAGTGCAGACAATGTAAAATTGTAGGTATACGATCGATATTTGTTTAGTACATTTTGTTTTCCCGACGATGAATAAATTTGTACAGCATCGGCATCTTTTGTTGGCTGATTGGTTGTTTTGGTACTTTCGGGATCGTTGGTTTTTCTTTCCACTACAGCATTTTCAGGCATGCGTTATACTCCCAATACTCGTTTAATTACAGATAATTTAGGAAGATAGATCTTTGTTCCTGCTGTCATGTCGTAAATAGGATCTTTGAGAATTTCCTTATTACGCATGGCAAATACCCACCATAATTTAGTTTCTTGATAAAGGTCATAGGCTAATAAATCAGGGCGAAATTCATAAGTAGAAACTATTTCAAATAAAGTATCGTCAGTTTGACCAGGAATATCCCTAAACGTCATAACATCTAAATAACCGTTAACTAGGGAAGTTGTATAGTACGGACTAAATGAATTGTATTCAGACATTAGATAAACCCTCTACCTTTATATGATCCATTGAGATACCCAGTGACAGAAAATTTCTGCATTTCTTCTCTGCTGTACATAGGCAAACAGGTAATAGCAATAGTGGACAAAGTTGGAACACTAGACTTTTTATTATCATTTAATGATACAGTGAAATAATCGACCGAATCAGGAAATTCAGCTCGATAACTTGTAATAACTACAGGTGCATTTTCTAGCATCATAGTACCATATCCATCTAATCTGCATACTGGAGGGGGAGCGCCACTATCCTTATCTCCATTATTGGCACCTCCCGATCTCATTCTAATTAGTGCCTTTAACAAATGCATTGTGGCCAAATAAATTTCGGCATCTTTGGTGTTTTGAACCGAAAATTTTCCAGTAATAGAAATAGCACTTATGCTACTACGCTGATAAAAATTAACAGCAAAATTGCTGTGCATGGGGTTACTGGCCCCGTAATCTGCTTTGGCTTCATAACTGATCGTAGGAGTATAAGGAAAAATTATACCACCAAGTGATATCAATGGTGCAGTCATACCGCCAGGATCTAGATATTTGGCAGGTACACGCAGTCTAACTCTAAAATCTTTCCCCATTTTACTGCCTTGGCGGTTAACAACTGTGACACTGGTAGGGGGCGGGGCAGCTTTTTCGGCCCCGGCAGATAGCCCGGCGGCGGCTGCCCTGGATGTAGATTCATCTACATAGGGTTGTACATTTTTTGCACGATTTTCAGCCCGTTCATCAACAACCTGATTTGAGGTATCTACAATATCTGCCGTTTCAAGTTTAGCTGCCGAATCTAATTCAGACTGTGGTGGATTTGTGACGGCAGCGGTGTCAGTCTGTACCTGAGCAGTAACAACAGCTTCGGCCTGTTCAGTTGATGGCGGTGGTGGTGGAGTCTCTGCAGCCGGCTGGGTAGTCTCTGTGGCAGGCGGAAGAACTGTGGTAGGAGGTGGTGTAGCAGGAGGTGGATCCGGCGGGGGGGTATCTACTGCGGGTGGTTTAGTTAGTTCTTTCTGACGAACTGCATCTTGGCTAGACGCTCTGGCAGCACTGCCTACATCTGTAAGATTTAGGTCCGTGGCTCCCTGTGCTTCTAAATCTTTAATGAGGTTGTTTATCTTAACATTAGACGGTCTGGTGAAGTTACCTTTGAAGTTACCATCCTCAGTTACAGAAGCTGACTTACCGTCCGGTGTAGTAACCGTAATGGTCTGTGTATTTGTTTCAGTATCTATTACGGTAGAGACCGTTAATCCATTGCCCGAAGTTTTTGTGCTAGTGAACTGTGGCATAATTTATTTTATTTTCCTTATATAATATTTACCACATAAATATAGTGCCATTTTAAAGCCTTTGACCTCTAACATTACAGATGTTATAATAATAGGTAAGGAAAAACTATAACAATGACCACACCCATAGCCACAACAAGAAAGGTAAAATACCTCAACAATCGCGATTTACTCACAGAAATACACAGAAGCAAATGTACATTTTCCAGTTTTACCAACAAAGAGTACAGCCAACACGATATTATTGTATCAGAACTTAAAAAAATTACCGACAGCATTATCGAAGATGCCAAAGTAAATAGAGCTAAACGAATAGGACTACAACAATTTAATACTGCTAGAGCTGCAGGGGATAAAAAAATAAAACTGGCCGAACTGATTCCAGATGTTGCCACTATTGAGAATACTGATATTGTTTTTAGAGTAATGACTTTTGAGCATATACCTTTATCCCCAGGACGTAAGAAAACTACAAAAAGCACTTCGGACAGCCACGAAAAGGTCAATTTTCCTCCATTTCAGCATTGGAAATTCAACGATCAAGGAGAATTAGTCTGTGTAGGCAAAAGTCACTGGCGTGGCCCTATGGACACCGGTCGATTTAACAAAGAACAAGGACGTATCACAGAAGAACTAGGCAAAATGTTCATTAAACTTAGCGAACGT